TCCATAATGAGGAGAAAATTTTATGGCTAACACATCAGCAATATGTAACTCTTTCAAACAAGAGGTATTAGTAGCAACACACAATTTTACAGCTTCGACTGGAAATACTTTTAAATTAGCTTTATTTGATTCAAGTGCAACTTTAGGTGCAGGTACAACAGCTTATGCTACCTCTGAAGAAATAACTGGAACTGGTTATACAGCTGGTGGAAAAACTTTAACAAGTGTTACTCCTGTTTTAGATTCATCTACAGCAGTATGCGACTTTGGAGATGTCTCTTGGACGTCTTCAACATTTACTGCTAATGCATGTTTAATTTATAATTCTAGCGCATCAAACAAAGCAGTTTGTTCTGTAGCTTTCGGAGGAGACAAATCTGTTTCTTCTGGAACTTTCACAATTCAATTTCCTGGCGCCGCAGCGACTACAGCTATCGTTCGAATAGCATAGGAGGGTCACAGTGCCCGATGTTTCAGAAGGATGGGGCCGACTAACCTGGGGACAGGCTGGTTATGGTCAAGCGACTACCATTCAAGAAGGATGGGGACGTCTTGCTTGGGGTAAACAAGCTTATGGTGATTCACCTCTTGTAACTCTTTCTGGCGTATCCGCTACAGCTTCAGTTGGAACACCAACAGTAGAAGTTCGACCTGGTTGGGGTACTCTTGACTGGGGTGAAAACGGTTGGGGTAGTGTTGAAGAAGGAATTGAAAATCTAATTGGTATTGGAGCAACATCTAGTGTTGGTGCTATTACACCTGCAGATGTAGTTGGACTAACTGGAGTTTCTGCAACTTCAAGTGTCGGAACCGATATTACTTTTGTCATTTCACCTACAATTACACCAGATGGTCAAGTAGCAACTGCTTCGGAAGGTCAATTAAGTTTAAATGATGGTGCTGATCATGTTCAAGGTTTAGCAACTTTAGTAGCAACAACTGCAGTAGGGTCAATTACTCCTGCTGATTCAATTGGACTTAGCGGAGTATCAGCAACAGCTAGTGTAGGACCCGATTTAGTTATAACAGATACTCAAGTAGTAGATCTTCAAGGTCTTGCTGCTGGATCGACTTCAAATATAGGATCAGTAATAACTGAAGTTGAGTACATATTATCAGGCCAGTCTGTAACCTCATCAGTAGGGTCAATTACCCCTGCAGATGTTATGGGATTGACTGGAGTTTCAGCAACTATTACTGTAGGAAATGTTGCACCTTTAGGATATCAAGATATTGATATTGACGGAAATACAAGTTATAGTGCTGTCAATAAAACAAATAGTGCAAGTTATTCCGATGTTGACGTTAGCGGTGAAACATCGTATACAGACGTAACGCACGTGGCTTAGGAGAAAAAATTTATGGCATCATCATATACGGCACTTGGTGTTGAATTAATGGTAACCGGTGAAAACGCTGGTACATGGGGAACAAAGACTAATACTAATTTACAACTTTTAGAACAATTAGCTGGTGGCTATCTTGTTCAAACTTTAAATGCAGGTGGTACAGGTGTTAACACTACAGCTTTAGATGTAGACGATGGCGCATTAACTGGAACTGCGTGTAATAGAGTTATTATTTTAGGAGCAGAATCTCCTCAGACTATTGCAGGAAATAAAACTGTAACAATTCCGCTAGACGTAGAAAACTGGTACTTAGTAAAAAATAGTACAACTGGTTCTTACACAGTAAATTTTAAATATGCTACAGGAACAGGTGATTCTGTTACTTGGGCAACAACTGATAAAGGTTGGAAAATTATTTATGCTACAAAAAATGATGGAACTAATCCAGACATAGCAGAAGCAACCCTTGGTGGATTACCAGGTGGTTCAGACACACAAGTTCAATTTAATGATTCAGGATCCTTTGGTGGAGATGCAAACTTAATTTGGAATTCTTCAACAGGATTAAATATTGGAACTTCGAAAGAATTAAGACTACAGGATGATTCAGGAGCAGAATATGTAGGTATGAAAGCATCTAACGGAACCACGGATTATACTATGACGTGGCCAGCAGGCGTAGCCGGAGGAAATGGTTATGTTTTAAAATCAACAACGGGTGGAGTTTTATCATGGGCTGAATTAGAAGCTGGTGGTACATCATGGCAAGCTGTAAAAGTAACAGGAGATTCACCTGTATCAGGTGCAGCAGGAGCAGGGTATTTTATGAATACTACTTCTGGAGCCATAACTTTAACTTTACCAGGGTCACCAACTATTGGAGATGAGATCTCGTTTATTGATTATGCAGGTACTTTCGATACCAATAATTTAACCGTTGCAAGAAACGGTAAAAATATTAATGGAGCAGCATCAGATTTGACTGTTGCTACAGAAAGGGCTGCTAATACTTTAGTCTACACAGATACTACTCAAGGTTGGTTACTGAAGAGTAATTAATAGGAGTTGGAGTGTCAACTTATAGAGAAATTATAGGAAAGAAAATTAAAAAAGTATCATCTGATCCTTCGTCAGGTACTGATGGAGAAATGTGGTATAATTCAACTACAGGAAGTTTAAGAGGTGTTCAATTTCTTGAAGCATGGGTAAGCTCCTCAAAATATATTACGGGTAGAGCTTCTTTTGGATCAGCAGGAACACAAGCTGCAAATGTAATTTTTGGTGGTAGAATTCCAGCAATGCAAAATCTTACAGAAGAATATAATGGTTCTGGTTGGACTAGTAGTGGAGTTATTGGTAGCGCTGGATATGCGTATCGAGGTTTTGGAATTCAAACAGCTGCAGTATCTGCAGGTCTATTTATGGGTCCCGGAGTACAAACAACGATTTATGAATATGATGGTAGCACTTGGACATCAGCAAATGCATTACCTGGAGGGAGAGCTTGTATGGGAACGGCTGGAACATTAACAGCTGGACTCGCTTTTAGTGGATCTACAGGTCCGTTTACAAGTGTATCCACTTCTACTTTTAAATATGATGGAACTAATTGGACTGCCGGTAATGCTTTAAGTACAGGTAGAAGTTATATAGGGGGTTTTGGAACTCAAACAGCAGCGATAGGTTGTGGTGGATATTCTGGTTCGCCAAATAATGATACAACTACAGGTGCAACAGAAGAATACGATGGAACTAATTGGACAGCTGGTGGTACTATGAACACAGCTAGAAGAGCTTTTGGTACATCCGGTATTCAAACAGCTGGATTAATTTTTGGTGGATCTGATGGTTCAGATAAAACTGCAACAGAATCTTATAATGGATCTAGTTGGACAACTTCGCCAGCAACATTAGCAGTTGCTAATCGGCTTGGTGGTGGGTCTCCAGCGGGATCATCAACAGCAGCTTTAAATACAGAAGGTGGAGCAAGTCCTTATGGAGCTACAACACAAGAATTTAATGCCTCATCAACGGCATATACTGCCGCAGCATGGTCTGCTGGTGGTAATTTACCAACACCTATATCTTCTACTCAAGGAGGGGGAACTCAAACAGCAGGGCTACAAATGTCTGGTCAACCTAGTGGACCAGGAACTGCAGCATCAACTGCAGTTAATGAATACGATGGTTCAGCATGGACAGCTGGTGGAGCAATAGCTCCAGGAGCTGCTTCTTATGGTGGTCAAGCTTCTAAAAATGGATCACAAACAGCAATGTTATATTGGAAAGGTCATTATGGTGGAAACAAAACTACCGTATCAAGTTATGATGGCTCTTCATGGACAGCTCAACCAACATTTCCTAACAGTAATGTTTATGGTGGTGGATGTGGAACTTCAACAGCAGCTTTAAGTGCCGGAGGAACACCTACAGCCACTACTGATGAAGGTGATGGGAGTTATAATTGGACAACAGGTGGAACACTGGGATCAGGAGGTTACAATATGGCAGCTGCTGGTTCTCAAACTTCTGCTGTTGTAGCAGGTGGAAGTCCGCCTAGAACTCAAAAAACAGAAGAATATGATGGTTCGTCTTGGACAACAAAATCAGATATAATAGTGCTTGGCCCTAATACTAAAGACATGGGTTTTGGAACTAATTCAGATGATATGATGATAGCAGGAGGACCTCCTAATAAAACAGACGCTGTAAAATGGGATGGAACTGCCTGGGCAACTCAACCAAGTATATCAACAGGAAGACAAGGTGGAGCAGGATTTGGAGCTTCAAGCACATCAGGAGTGGTAGCAGGAGGACAATCTCCTTTTAAAACTGCAACAGAAGAATTTACGGGAGAAACATCAGCAATTAATATAAAAACATTTGCAACGAGTTAATTATGAGCACATATAGAGAAATACACGGTAAAGCAGTCAAATCAGTGGACACTGATCCCTCAGCATCAACGGATGCAGGACAGATTTGGTATAATACAGCAAGTAATACTTTTAAAAGTATTGTTAATTTAGAAGCGTGGTCAAGTGCTTCATCACTGTCAACAGCTAGATCAGGTCTAGCAGGAGGGGGAATTCAAACTGCGGCTTGGGGAGTTGGTGGAGTTACGTCTTTTCCTGCAACAACTTCAACATTAACAGAAGAATATAATGGATCAGGATGGTCTGCAGGCGGAGCAATACCGACAGGAAAAGTTTATGCAGCGGGAGCAGGTCCTCAAACTGCAGGATTAGTAGCAGCAGGTGGACCACCATTTAGTCCTAGTCCCGGAGGAGCACAAACAACTACTTTTTCTTATAATGGTACTGCTTGGTCAGCTGAAACAGCAACTCCTGTTGGATTATGGACAAACGCGGGATTTGGAAGTGAACCTGCATTTGTAAGTGTGGGATCAGAACCTAATTCAACAAACTATGTTTTTAATTATAATGGTTCTTCTTGGACAACAGGTGGAACAATGAATTCTATTAGAAGTTATGTTGGTGCATGTGGAACTCAAACAGCAGGTGGTGCTATAGCCGGTTGGGATGGTGCTACTGAAAATAAATTTGAAACATATGATGGATCAAGCTGGACAGCTGGTCCAACATTAAACACATCAAGATATGCACTATCTGGCTCAGGCTCAACAACTTCTGCTTTTGCAGCAGGTGGAAGAACCCCATCTGGACCTGAGAATAAAACTGAACTTTATGATGGTTCTAGTTGGACAGCTTCGGCGACAATGGGTACTGGAAAAGCTTATGCAGCAGAGAGTAATAATGACTCTAATAATACAGCTGCCATTGTTTTTGCAGGATCACCAATAGGAGACCCATCTACAATTTTAGCAACTTCAGAAGAATTTAATTCATCAATAAACGCCGTTACAGCCGCAGCATGGGCTAGTGGTGGAGCAATGAACACAGCACGAAGAGGAATTTGTTCAGCTAAAAATGCAACACAAAACGCAGCTTTAGGAGCACTAGGTTATACTCCAGCTAATCCACCAGCTGCACAAGGTCAAACTAATTCAGAACATTATGATGGATCAACTTGGACCAATAGTTCAGCAGTACCTACGGGTAGATATTTTGGTGGAGGTTTTGGAATTCAAACTGCAGCGGTTATTTGTGGAGGATATTCAAACTCTCCTGCAGGTCAAAAAACTACTACCGATGAATGGGATGGAAGTTCTTGGTCATCTGGTGAAGCAATGCCACCAGCCTCAAACGGAAGAGCTAATATGTTAGCAGATGGATTTGGAGTTTTAACAGCAGGTGTAGTTGCTGGGGGACCTCCCGCACCATATGCGTCAACAATAGAATACGATGGAACTAATTGGACAGCAGGTGGAGCTGCAAACACACCACGAAGTGCAGGAGCAAGTTTTGGAATTTTAACTGCTGGAATAGCGGTTGGAGGAAATACTCCAGGATCTCCAGGATATCCTTTAGATACAGAATCTTATAACGGTACTGCTTGGACAAGTGTTAATAACTGTATATATGGTGGCTATGGAGCTGCTGCAGGTGGAACACAAACTGCTGGTTTTTCTGTTAAAGCAGAACCAACTGCTGGAGGTGGAACACAAACTCAAGGTTGGGATGGTAGTGTTTGGTCTACACAACCAAGTCGTTCGGTATCAAGTTCAGAACAGGGTGGAGCAGGAACAGCAACAGCGGGAATTGCTTTTGCTGGTGCAACTTCTAATCCTACAACAGTTACTGGTGTCACAGAAGAATTTACAGGAGCAACAACAGCGGTAAATGTTAAAACACTTACACAAAGTTAAAAATTATGATATACAAAATTAAAAAGGAGGACTAAACTATGGCACACTTTATATATGGAGTAGCTGAAAACACTGGCAAAGGATTTTTTACTGCAGAAGACAGAAGAAAATTCTTCCTTAGAGGTTATCCTGCAAACGTCTGGATGGTTGGCAACAACGTCGATGGCGCTATGTGGATGGCTGAAAAAGGCGGTCGTGAAAAGACAAAAGCAGAAGCACAAGCTTTGATTGACGCTGAAGTTCAAGCGGCTCAAGCTGAGTACGATGCTTTGTCTGATGAAGAAAAAGCTCTACCAGGTAGAACAAGACCAGCAGATGTAATATTGCCATAAGGATATTCTAAATGGCAACTTACGAAGAAATATACGGAAAACGTGTAGAGGTACTAGACGCTGACCCTACGCTGACTTCAGCGTATGAGGGACAGGTGTGGTATAACTCGACTACAGGTACATTAAAAACTGTTGTAGCTTTTACTGCTTGGGCTAGTTCAACTCCTATGACAACTGGAAGATCAGGTTTAGGTAGTTTTGGGACTCAAACGGCAGCTGTTGGAGCGGGTGGTTACACACCACCAAATACAAACATAACAGAAGAATATAACGGTTCTGGATGGAGTAATTCAGGAAATATAAATACAACTAGACAGGCAATGATTGCAGGAGGAGGTCCTCAAACTGCAGGAATGATTGCTTCTGGTTATACTGGTACTGCTAATACAAACGCAACAGAAGAATATGATGGATCCAGTTGGACAAATGGAGGAAATTTAACAAGAAGTGCTACAAGATATGCTACTGTTAGTGGAACACAAACAGCTGGTTTATGTTTTGGTGGTTTTACACCACCAGGTACAAATGCTACGGAAGAATACGATGGATCTTCTTGGACAGCTGGTGGAAATATGAATGTTAGTTCTCATAACAGAGCAGGAGCAGGAACTCAAAGTACTTCATTTGCTGCAGGTAAAGAACCTACCGGCGGCGAATCAGAAACATATGATGGATCTTCTTGGACAGCAATTACATCTATGAACACAGCAAGACAAGCAGGAGAAGGCTCTGGAAATTCAACAGCAGGATTAGTTTTTGGTGGAAATAGTCCAGCAGGCGTACCAGTTGTTGGTGTTAATACTGAATCTTGGGATGGCTCTTCATGGACAGCTCAAGATAGTTTAAGTACTGGTGTAAGAAATCATGGAACCGCTTCTCAAGGAACTAGTAGTTCTGCTTTAGGTTTTGGTGGTTATTCAACAGCAAACACAGGCGCAACAGAAGAGTACTCCTCTTCTATTAATACAATAACAGCCGCAGCATGGGCTAGTGGTGGCGCTTTACCTGTAGCAACAAAAGATTTAGCTGGAGCAGGAATTCAAACAGCTGCTTTAGCGTTTGGTGGAAAAATAGCACCTGGACCAACAGTATCTTCATCTTATTCTTATAATGGGTCAAGTTGGACAGCAACACCTAGTATGGGAACTGCTAGAGAACATTGTGAGGGAGTAGGAACTTCAACTGCAGCTTTAGCTGCTGGTGGAAGTGCACCTCCTTACAGCACTGCAACAGAAGAATATTCAGGTTCTTGGACTGCAGGAGGAGCATTACCTACAGCACAAAGCCAAGGAATGATGGTAGGAACTCAAACAGCAGCTTTATTAACAGGAGGAGATCGTGCACCTGGTGCGATATCTGATACTTTTGAATACAATGGTTCTTCTTGGACTGGAGGTACAGCAATTCCAACAGCAACTCAAAAAGGAGCTGCTGCAGGAACACAATCACTTTGTGTTGTTTTTGGAGGAGTTAATTCAGGAACAGATTATGCAACAAACGCCTATGAGTGGAATGATAGTTCCTGGACTGCAGGAGGTAGTTTAACTACAGGTAGAAATAGTTTAGTAGGTTGTGGAATTCAAACTGCAGCTTTAGCTGTAGGTGGTTATACGGGTTCAAACACTGCCGTTACAGAAGCATATGACGGGACTGCATGGTCAACAAGACCTTCTCTTGCAACAGCAAGAAGAGGATCGGCTACTTCTACACCAGCTCCAAATGCTTTAACTGTAGTTACTGGAGGAACCACTAGTTCAGAATCCACAGCAACCGAAGAATTTACTGGAGCAACAGAAACAGTTACAGCAAGTACATTGACAACGAGTTAAAAATTGTTATATTAGAAAGTATATATGAAAGGAGCAATATGACAGAAAAACGTAATATACATGCATTAATAGAAAAAGAAGCACCAAGCTTAAATAATTTATTAGATCCAGGAGATGTTAAAGAGTTTAGAGCTATGACAGCTGAACTTAGAGACACGTGGACTAAAAAACAAGTCTTTAGAACAGAAACAGAAATGAGGATGTCTGTTTTACAAGATGCTAAGTATCCAACTAAAGCTGCAAAGTATTGGCAATGTGTTAGAGAACAAAATGTATTCTTAGAAAACTTAATGAGTTTGTCTTTTGATTGTAGACGTAATGAAGTTAAATTAAAAAGACTAGAACAAAAACTTGAAAAAGAAGAAGATCCAATAAAAAGAGAATTGTATCAAATAGATATAGATGAAAAAAGATATAGTCTTGCTAACATGCAATTAGTTGCAAGAGATAGAATGAGAGAAATTAAACTGTGGTCTACATTAAAAAAAGAATTTAATGACGGTTCTTTTGATGACAAAGATGTTAACCGACACCAGTTAGAATCCTATCATCAGATAATGAAAAATAAAGCTGAGACATTAACATCAGGTTCATCACAGCCTGAAGTATTTAATGTACTAGGTCAATTAAAAACTATAGAAAGAGTTAAAAAATCAGGTGAAATGATTTATAACAAGAAAGAACAAATATCTCATGACCTCGGAGCCAAAGAAAAATAAAAAACTTTTCTTTTTAATGGGGATGCCAAGGTCAGGAAATACCTTGTTGGCATCTATAATAAATCAAAATCCTGAAATAGTTTGTACAGCTAATTCTCTTACGCTTGAGATTATAAAAGATTTATATTTATTAAAAGAGACAGATGTTTTTTTAAATTATCCAGATCACAGATCATTAGATAATGTATTAGATATGGTGTATGATCTTTATTATAAAGACTGGCCTCAACGAATTATTATTGATCGGGGACCTGTAATGGCTAGTGGTAATCCAGGCAACTTTGAATTAATGCAAAAACATTTTAAACGACCTTTTAAGTGTATTGTATTATTAAGAGATCTTATGGATGTGTTAGCTTCCTACATGAAATGGTATACGGAAAACCCTGATTCTTTTGTTAATAGATTTGGTTTAAAAAATGATGAAGAAAAATTATTTAAAATTATGAATAAAGATGGAGCTGTTGCTAAAGAATTAAACGCTATTGAAAATGCATATAAACATCCAGAAATTTGTCACTTTGTAAAGTACGATGATTTAGTTGCAAACCCTGCAGAAGAAATAAAAAAAATATATAAATTTTTAGACGAACCATATTTTAATCATAGATTTATTAATCTAGATCAAATTAAAATTAATGGACTAGAATATAATGATGGCATTGTTGGAAAAAATATGCATACTGTACGGAATGAAATTAAGAAAGAATATAACCCTTACATTGAAAAGATACCACAAATAATAAAGGAAAAATATGGACACATTAGGTTTTAAATTTGTATTTCTAGGTCAATCGGTATTAAGATGTCAAGTACCATTGGATGTGTATAATATTATAAATACTGTGTATGAATCTAGGTATGCACAATTACCCAAAGCTAATCCACAATTAGTTGGGAAGATTGAAAAAGAACATTCGTTATTTTTTGATGGTGCACCTAATAAAAAAATGCATCCTCATAACCATTTACCCCAAGATGTGTTAGGATGGTTTCATCAAAAATTTACACACTATTTACAGTGGAACAAAGTAAAAGAATATAAAATTCATTTAAATTCTATTTGGGTTAATACTATGTTTGAACATGAATACAATCCAGTGCACGTGCACCAAGGATCATTGTTTACAGGATTATCTAGTGTAATGATTTTAAAATTACCATCAAGTTTTGGCGTAGAATACTCATCTCCAGACGCACCACAAAATGGTAGACTACAAATATTGGGATCAGCTTCTGGTCAGTTTGCAAACATAGACTATCAACCAGAAATTAAAGAAAGAGACTTTTATATTTTTCCGTATGACATGAGACATTGCGTATATCCCTTTAATGGGCCTGGATATAGAAGAACACTTGCAGCAAATTGTGACGTAGAATATGACCCAATTAAAAATAGAGGAGTAAATTAATGTACGAAAATATACACATATCAGAACCCAAATGGAAAAGTTGGATAGTTCAAACTACAACACCATTATTTACACCCGAACAATGTAGACAAATTATAGAATGTGGAAGACGACAACCACCGCAAAAAGCACAAGTTGGTATGGGTAAACCAGGAGGTGGTACTGATACCAAGAAAAGAGTAACTACAATATCATGGATACCATTTAAAGAAATGGGACATATGTATCAAGATTTAAATATCTTTATACAAAAAGCAAATGAAAATCATTTTGGTTTTGGGGACATTAGAATTACAGAAAATGCACAGTTTACAGAATATCCAGAAGGAGGTTTCTATGATTGGCATATGGATTGTGATGTGAACATGGCTCACGAACCCCCTGTTAGAAAAATATCTATGACTTTATTATTAAACGATCCATCAGAGTTTGAAGGTGGAGATTTAGAATTAATGGCACCAGGTAAGTTTGCAAAACTTAAACAAGGTCATGCAATTATATTTGCATCATTTTTAAATCATAGAGTTAATCCTGTAAAACGTGGAGTAAGACAATCTCTTGTTGTATGGTTTGGAGGTAAACCATTTAGATGATTAAAGAAGGATTTTTTCCCACACTTATATACGCAGAAGATCTAAAATTAGATACTAACGAGATGGCTAAAAACATTATTCAATGGTCTAAGGAAGACAAAGGGGTTAAAAAAACAAATGTAAATGGATGGCATAGTGAAACTGAGATGCATAAAAAACCTGAGTATAAACCTTTAGTAGATGAATTATTTAAAATGGTACATCAAGTCTTTCAAGAAGAATTTTTAGATAGACAGCCACTGCTTGGAAATATGTGGGCTAATATAAATTATACAGGTGGCTATAACAAGCCACACGTACATCCCAATGCTTTATTTAGTGGGGTATATTATATTAAAACACCACCTAATTCTGGACGTTTAATATGTCAAGACCCACGTCCAGGTATTCAAACTTGTATGCCTACTAGAAAAAAAGTAGAAATACCTAAATATTTATGGAGAGATGTACATATAGAGCCTCAAGAAAATAGAGCTATAATATTTCCGGCATGGTTATGGCATGCAGTTGAACCTAATGAATCAAATGATATAAGAATATCAGTAAGTTTTAATTTTATACAAGATGGTTTTCAATAAATATCACGTAATCAAAAATGCACTTAGCTACGAGCTAGCTAATTTTATATTTAACTATTTTTTACTTAAAAGAGATGCGGTTAAATATATGTACGAAAATAATATAACGTGGGATAATGGTATGTTTGGGACTTGGACCGATAAACAAATTCCTAACACATACTCTCATTATTCAGATCACGTGATGGAAACTTTACTAGTTAAAATGCTTCCAGTAATGGCTAAAGAGACAGGATTAGATTTAATTCCTACTTATTCATATGCCCGATTATATAAAAACGGGGATATTTTAAAGAGACATAAAGATAGACCTAGCTGTGAGATATCTACTACCCTCAATCTAGGGGGTGATCCATGGCCTATATTCATAGATGGCACAGGAGCTGATACAGTCATAGACGAATATAAAAATATACATAAACCTAACGCTCCTCCCGGCACTAAAGTCCTGCTTGATGTTGGCGATATGCTAGTATATAGTGGATGCGAATTAGAGCATTGGAGAGAACCGTTTGAAGGTAATACTTGCGGACAAGTATTTCTTCATTATAACCATGTAAATGGTCCTTTTGCTGAAAAGAATAGGTTCGACAAAAGGCCGATGTTAGGACTTCCACCATTAAGGAAGTCATAATATTATGGAGTTATATGCTACAAAAATTAGGTTTTTTACCAGGATTCAACAAACAGGTTACAGAAACCGGGGCTGAAGGTCAGTGGTTTGATGGTGACAATGTTCGTTTTAGATATGGTACTCCCGAAAAAATAGGTGGTTGGAGTCAACTAGGTGACGATAAGTTAACTGGTGCGGCTAGAGCTGTTCATCACTGGGATGATAACGCTGGTATTAAATACGCAGCGGTAGGAACTAATAGAATTTTATATGTTTATTCAGGGGGAGTTTTTTATGACATCCATCCAATTAGAACTACTTTAACAGGCGCAAAATTTTCAAGTAGCTCTTCATCAACAACTGTCACAGTAACATGCACCGGATCTCATGGTCTAGGTGAAAATGATATTGTTATGTTTGACAGTGTAACAGGAGTACCTGCTGGATCTACTTATAGTGATGCTACTTTTGAAGACAAAAAATTTATGGTATCTTCTGTTCCTACTACAGATACTTTTACAATTACAATGGATGTTCAAGAATCAGGGACTCCATTAACTACAAGTGATGGTAATAGCACCTCTGTATTATGTTATTATACAGTAGGGCCTTCTCAACAATTAGGTGGTTATGGTTTTGGAACAGGATTATTTGGTGG